TATTTCTTAATTGCTTCAGCAAATCCCTGTTCTGAAAGTCCTGCAGCTCTCATATTTGTAGGACCTACACCTTTTTTTGCCATTCTTGCCTTATATCTTGCTACGTTCTTTGAACCCGCTGACAACCCTAAATCTCTGAACATTGCAGCTTGTTTCTCTGTAAACATCTTTCTTCCTTTGCTGTCAGTCATTGCTCTGAAGACGTCATAATCTAACAAACTATCTAAATTACTACCAGTTGCTAATCCTCTTTGTCTAGTCAGAGCATCTGCCATCTCTTGTCCAATTTTACCCATTCCAGCACCTTGTAGATCCATCATCATGTCTAGTTGTTTTAGACCAGTTTTAGTAGCTGGAACTGCAGCAGCTGCACCAGCAAATGTTTCTGCTGCATTTACCGCTTGGTCTCCTCCAGTAAGCAATTTTGCAAACATACTTCCAGTATCAGGATTTCCTACTAATTTTGCTACATTTCTACCAACAGTAGTAGGATCTAAACCTGCAGCAACTCTACCAGCAGCTCTTACTACATCACTTCCATAAATTCCAGTTTTAGCAGTAGTTCCAAGTCCAGTTGCAAGACCTATTTGTTTTGCATATTTTCCACTTGCACGAGAGGTAAGAGCTGATGTTCCTAAAGATAATAGAGATCCACCTACACCACCAGTTATCTTATCACCTGGACCTCCACCTCCACGACGAGGTGTAACATTGATCATTCCACGACCACCTAGTAGTCCACCTCCACCTCCACCACGAAGTAATTTTTGTCCACTTTCTAGTCCACTTTCTTCAGATTGAGCACGTTGACGAGCTCCTTCTCTCTGCATGAAATTTAAGAATGCTTGCATAAATGCACCATTCATTATCGCCTGTCTTGCTGCATCCTCTTGTGCTCTGGCAAGATCATCCATACCAGAAGCTAACTGCCCTATTGATTGACCTACAGCTAACAATCCTCCCTCTACACCACGAAGTCCTCCAACTATTGCACCAGTTAGAGGTGCAGTAACAGAACTCTGAATTTCATTAGTTACATTATAGTCAAATCCACCGCGAAATCTACTCTTAAAATTTCCTGTAGGGTCAGTTCCAGCACCACCCACTCCCATTCTGCCCTTAGTTCTAGCGATTGCATCACCGCCAAATCTTGAACCAAGGGCTCTCTTAAAAAAATATCCTCTACCTATCCCTGCTTCTGATAAAGATGTTCCACCTTCTTCTGCTTTCTTTTCTGCAAATCCACGT